GAAAAAGGTCAACACAATTATTACCTCACCTCCTTATGCACAGCAGAGAAAAGAAGAATATGGCGGCATACCTGCAGAAGAGTATCCGGATTGGTTTGGTTCAGTGGCTAATGCGATGTGGACAATACTAGATGATACAGGGTCCTTTTTTGTGAACATAAAAGAGCACGTCGAAAAAGGACAAAGAAGCCTGTATGTAATGAAGCTGATAATTGCAATGGTCGAGAAATATGGATGGCGGTTTGTTGACGAACTAATATGGACAAAACCGGGGTTGCCCGGAGGATGGAGAAACCGACTTAAGAATGATTTTGAGCCGGTTTTTTGGTTTGCGAAAAGTGATGATTTAGCAATGGTAGAACGACAAATAGAAGAAGGAGCAGGGGAGAAAGAAGAAGAGAATGTTGTGGATGAGTATGGGAGAACGTTTCATTTTTGCAAACAACAGAAAATTAGGTTTTACCCAAAGAGTGTAGGGAAAATGTCTAATGCAGTGCGGAAAAGTACACCGCTAAACGCCAGCAAAGGTGGAACAGGGAACATAAGCGTATCAGGGCCTAAACAAAAAGGGATAGCAAGGCCAGGTAATGTTATTAGACTGCAGGGGAATACAGAAAAATGGGAACATCCGGCAATGTACCCGGTAGGACTTCCGGCGTTTTTTATAAAACTGACCACTTTACGAGGGGATTCAGTTTTTGATCCATTCCTTGGGGCTGGTTCTACTCTTGTAGCTGCAGAGAAAACAAAGAGGATATGTTACGGGACAGAGCTGCAGCCACAGTATGTGGATATTATACTGGCACGTTGGGAGCTACTCACAGGGCAAAAGGCGGTGTTGGCGGAATGAAAAGGGTATTTATATCTCACCCCTACAAAGACGCCCCGAAGGGGAACAAAAAGCGAGTAGACACTATCTGCAGGGAATTAGCGGAAAAGGATGATATTCTCCCAATAAGCCCCCTACATTTATTTAGTTTTATGGAGAATGACGAAAAGAGAGAAGAAATACTCCATGTATGTTTCAGGCTAATAGATATATGCGATGAGGTTTGGATATATGGAGACAGCGAAGGTTGCAGGAAAGAAAGGGAATATGCTCTTTCCCGAGGGAAAAAGGTTTTAAATAAGTGTGGTGATTAAAATGGCGAGGCCTAGTAAATTAACTCCTGAGGTTACAAAGAGATTAACAGAGGCAATTAGGGCCGGAAATTACTATGAAGCGGCATGTGCCTATGCAGGAATCCATTATTCAACCTTCCGAAAATGGATGCAGAAAGGTGAAACTGCAAAAAGCGGCAAGTTTAGAGAGTTTTTCGAGGCTGTAACGCGCGCGGAATATGAAGCGGAAGTCAGAATGGTTGCTTTGTGGCAAAAACACATGCCAGAGGACTACCGAGCTATCAGAGACTTCCTCGAACGCCGCTATCCAGACAGATGGGGCCGCAAAAGACTGGACATAGAGCACAGCGGCGAAATCGGCATTAAGATAGTTGATGATATAAATGACGGAGATTAGGCTATCCGAGCTTATTGCGCCTTCGTTTTTTAGGCTGCATAAAGAGATAAAAGCGGAAAAATATGATGAGATATGGCTCAAAGGCGGCCGTGGTTCCACAAAATCAACCTTTGTCAGCATACAGATTTTACTTGGCTTACTGAAAGACCCGGAGGCAAACGCTGTCGTTACCAGGAGATACCAGAACGAGCTAAGGGACACCGTTTACGGCCAGTTTGAGTGGACTATAGCAAAAATGGGCTTGGGAAACTATTTCAAGTTTCAAGTTGCGCCGATGCAGATCATCTACATCCCAACTGGGCAGAAGATAGTTTTTAAAGCAGCGGACAACCCGCTCAAAATGAAGTCTATCAATCTGGGCAAAGGGTACATCAAATATGCTTGGTTTGAAGAGGTTGATCAGTTCGCAGGTATGGATGAAATCCGCAATATTCTTCAGTCACTTTTTAGGGGCGAGAATAAGAAGCGGATTGTTTTCTTTTCCTACAACCCGCCAAAGTCCGGGCGCAGCTGGGTTAATCAAGAAGCCAAGATTCCAAAGCCTGGCCGGAGGGTGCATCACTCAACATACCTTGACGTGCCGCCGGAATGGTTAGGTGAACGGTTCCTGGCCGATGCAGAGCACCTTAAAAAGACAAACGAAACTGCATACCGGCATGAGTATCTGGGTGAGGAAGTCGGTACTGGCCTTGAGGTATTTAACAATGTTGAGCTGCGGATTATTACACAGGATGAAATTGCAGTATTTGATCGCATCAGGCAAGGTCTTGACTTTGGTTATGCTGTGGATCCGCTGGCGTTTGAGCGAATGCACTACGACAGAACCCGCAGGCGGTTATATATTTTCGTTGAAATTAGCGGGCTAAACCTGTTCAACCGGCAGTTTTGGGAAAAGGCGCAGCAGTATAACGATGTTTGGACCATAGCAGATAGTGCCGAGCCGAAAAGTATAGCAGAATTGAGGTCATGGGGAATGAAAATCAAAGGCGCAAAGAAAGGGCCTGGTTCTGTAGAATTCGGCATTAAGTTCCTGCAGGACCTGGAGGCCATTATTATTGACCCGGAGCGCTGCCCGCTGGCAGCGAGGGAATTTATAAACTACTCGCTGGAGACGGACCGAAACGGGGTAGTCAAGAGCCAATTTCCGGATAAGGATAATCATAGTATAGATGCCTGCAGATATGGCCTAAGTGAAGACATGGTTCATACTGCAAAAAGGCCAGTAGACAAGCCTCCCGGATGGTAAAGGATGGTGATATATATGCTCACAAGTTTAGATTTTCTGCAGCAAGGCAAGCCCTGGCCCCCGCCAACAGAAGCGGAGCGGTTGGAAAGATATGCTCAAAATAGACTGCTTTTTGAAGGTAAACATGAACAGGTATATAAAGACTGGATCCGGCTGCTCCGTGAGGACCAGCAAGCAACACTTGAAATGGTATTGAACTGGCACAAACGATTGACGCTCCTATTTGCGGATCTGCTCCTGGGAGAGCCGCCGAGGATTACGACCGGTGACAAGGACAGCGAGGAGCAAAAAGCTGTTGAACGCATTATTGACGATAACGGTCTTTTTAATGTGGCCTACGAGGTGGCGTTGGATGTGTCACGTTACGGTACTGGCATATTCAAAGTCCGCTATGACGGACGGGCCATAATCGAGGGCCAGCAACCGGCGGTATGGTTCCCGGTAGTGGCGCCGGACAACCTGAAGGAGATTACGGCGCATGTCCTGGGATATGATTACGAAGCTGATGAACCGGGTGCATTTGGGCGACGAGTAAAGCGCCACTACCTGAAGACGGAAGTACACGAGAAGGGGAAAATCACCACCACGCTGTACGAATTGAGAAATGGCACCACCATTGGCGAAATTGTAGAGCAGGAAGAGGCAAATACCGGCGTTGATGAATTTCTGGTTGTGCCGGTCAACAACGTCCTTACCACCGACAGGGTAACGGGTCTTGACGATTATAGTGACCTGGATAGTATCATTCAGGAGCTTGAAACACGAATAGCACAGATAAGCCGGATATTGGACAAGCACGCAGACCCGAACATGTACGGCCCCGACACGGCTCTGGAGCACGATCCGACAACGGGGCAGTGGGGATACCGGGGCGGGGGCAAATACTTCCCCGTGGGGCAGGGCGAACAGCCGCCGGGGTACGTCACATGGGACGGCCAGCTTGAGGCAGCATTTAAGCAGATTGACCTATTGATGGAGCAACTATATATTTTGAGTGAAACATCAGCAGCGGCATTTGGGCAGCTAAAAGCGGGACTGGCTGAAAGCGGCACAGCACTACGCAGGCTGATGATGGCTCCGTTGGCCAAGGTGAACCGTATCCGTATGAGATTTGACCCTGCACTAAAAGAAGTCCTTTGGCTTGCGTCGGCACTGGAAAAGGCACAGGGCATGGCTGGCGCTGTATTACTGGAGAATATACACATAGACTGGAAGGACGGGCTACCTGATGATGAGCAGGAACTCACACAGAATGAAGTCCAGAGGTATACTG